ATAATGGCACTACTCAGCAACAACGTTTTTCAATAAGAACCCTGACTCGATACCGGTTAACAGTGGCGCACGTTCGTACTCGACCCCTGAAATCCAGCTTTTCACAGACTTGTCAAACCACGTTTTCTCAACGCTAGGGTGGCCTGTTCGGCGGTAGGTATAACCAAACGATGGCATTGCTCGTGTCGTAATAGTCTCAGGCACAACGGCTAAGATGACGTCCACTCCCCATAAGTCTTCAAAGTTGTCGCTATCGTCCACTACAACTGAACCAGCAATGACCACTTTTTTAATATCGAAGATGCGCTGATAATCCTCTACTGTGAGTATTTTCATCTTCGAGTCACTGAGCTTGGCGAGCATCACTGGATGCTCACACAGCGCGTTATGCACCAGGGCTGGAATAACCATTTTGTTTGGGTATCGCCCTGTTTTTGACCGAATCGCTTCTTTTTTGTCTTTCACATCTTTGATGGGATTGGAGCTCTCGTAATCACTCCATTGGTCGGCTCCAGACAAGGTTTCTTTGTTATTAATGCTGTAATTGTCTGCATTACGGGCAAGGCTAGATTGTTCAAACTCAAGGTGGTTGAGTTCTATTTGCATTACTGTTTCAACAGACTGACGGCGCAGGTTGATGCCAGGCACTTGCTTTTCATCGTCAAGCCACTCTTTAGGAATAACTGCATCTAAACCATTGTTAGTCAAGCTGTAGTTACCGGCCTCAAAGCCAACTGTGACACGTTTTGTTTGCGTACCTGGGGCACGACGCGTGTTAATTAAACGAAACGCAGATTTATCAAACTGAATGATTTTTCCCGATGCTGCATCTACATTGACATGAGGAAACAACTCGTGGCCAACAAGACCTGGTACCGCAAAACCCAATGCAATTTTTGAAAGTACCGTATCTACTACGCGAATATGTGAACGTTCCATTTACGTCTCCTTAGCTAGTCGCAGGTAAAATGAAGCCTTGGAACGTCGCACCATCACCGCTTGCCGCAGTAATGGCTCGCGCAACGGGCTTACCAGTGTTAAGAGGGATGAATTTGCCGTCGGTACCAACCTCAACAAGGCTATCTTCTGGGATAGCTGCGCCTGCGGTCATTGGTACTTGACCCAAACAGTCAACCGCCAGTTCGCACCCAGATTTACCATCAACAAACGTTGTGCCGTACATGTGCGAACCAGCCGCCGGATAGCTACCATCTTTCGTTACTGCTCTTCGCTGAAGCACGTCAGCAGCTGCCATTACGGTCAGCGTCAGAATGGCCACACGGCCTTCGTCTCTATAGTTCGCCATGATTAAGCTCCTCCACTTACGGCTACAGCAGCGTCGGCGTATGAGCAATTGTGCTCTTTCATATACTCCTCAGCCTTTGCATCCAAATCGTTGCTGCTGTGGTCTAGCAGCTCATTGTCGTCATCGCCCAGCGGCGACTTTGTACCAAGGCCATCAACAAAGGCTTTTGCAAAGTCGAACTGGCTTTGCTCCTCCGTTTTATCCGCTTTGCTGAAGCTAAACGTTTGAGCGTTATCGCCTTGCGGTAGGCTTGCCATAAATTCGGCTAGGCCCGTTGCTTGGGCAGGTGTTAATGCACCGGTTTGCACCTTTGCATCAACAATGGCTTGGCAGTCAGCAACGCGTTGGTTAAACGCCTGACTTTCAAGTTTTTCTTCAGCATTGGCAGCACGATTGTTGGCATCATCCAGCTTCGCGCTAAACTCTGCCTTTGTGGCATCAACTGCCTTTTTAATGGCAGCATCTAGCTGCTCCTGGGTGATTTCAGACACATCGTTCTCCTTTGAGTCTGGTTTATTGAAAAGGGGATCGTCTTCAAGCTGCTTATTCTCTTCAGCTTGTTCTTTTGCAAGTTGCTCACGCTGGTAATTCAGCTCCCGCTCTGGAATTACGCGGTTTGCATCTTCCAGTGAAAACTTGTCGATAATGAAATCGCGCATCGCGCCAAACATGTCGATGAACGAGCGATTTGTTTGTGTTTCAAGGCTAAATTCAATGGTTTCCGGAGTAAGACTATCGTCTACAGAGAATTGCCAGCCCAATCCTTCTAAAGCTGGAGGAACCGCGCCCAAATATCCCACATGGTTTAAGGTCAAGCCTTTATCCGTTCTCACCAGTGAAATGCTGCGATTGGGGTACGCTTTCGCCGCAACAGCTTTGGCAAAGTCGACATTGACGTGGTCGGCTTTCATTTCTAAACGGTCATCACCGGTTAAACGCAGGCCACTGACCCAGCCGTGTGCCGGTGCATTGGTTTTTGGATGGCCGATCACCAGCGGCGCTTTTTCAGCGGCGAAATTATCAACAACCTCTTGCAAATCTGCACGAGAGTATGTGCGCGCTTTGCCTTTGTTATCGGTGTGTGTTCCGGCATAAAACACATCGTGCCAGCCAAACTCCGTCACCGTAGTTGCTGCATCAGCAACAACATCAGCAATGGGCGTTTTTTTGAATGTGGGGGTCTTTGTTTTCATAGTGCCAGCATGACACTGGCCGAAAACTGCATCCGCCCGAAGTGAGCTTCGGGGGATATCGCAGGGGGATTATTAATACGCTAACAACGCTGTGAGAGAAGTGCAACTGCGTTTTCTAACAGTATGTAAATGTGTTCCCTTTGCCCTGTTTACACAGGGCTTTTTTAACCTGGTTAAGTGAGAAACACTATGAAGCAAGTATGGGTTCTAGAACTAGCTAACGAGCATTCACACCGTTTTGGTTATGAAACACGTTTCTTCGGTGGAAGAACCGGCTCGAATATACCGTTTGTGGTGAACCAGGAGCGAGCTCTTCACTATAAAACCGAACATGCGGCCAACAGTGTGCTAACGACCGATATGAAATTTGAAGGATGGGTGGCGAAGCGGCTTGCTTTGCCCAATGGTAAGGTTCCAGAATAAAAAGCCCGCATTAATGCAGGCTTTTAACCACTACTTTTTACACACAGGACAGTGTGGAATTACTAAACAGCGTTTACCTTTGCGAGGTCTAATTACCTTGCCGTCACGAACTACGTGACTAACAAAGGTAACCTCACAGGTGCTTTTGCACTTTGGACAATATCCACTTGGCATAGCGTTTCCCTCCATAAGCTACGAGAGAACCTTGCCTTTCAGCAGTAAAAGTCTATAATCACAAAGCTTAAACATTGATTTTGACCCTTGATTATCTCTTGGTTGAAATTATCCCTAACTAGGTGGCAGCCTAGCAGGGGGCGGAAACCCTATCCCTTCGATAGGGTTTTTTTATGCGATAAAATCGAAACTCATTTGCTTAGTGGTATACCCCATATACTCTAGAATCACTCTAGCAAACTCATCTGCTTGCCACTCTGCATCCTCTTCTTTCTGCGGAGCCGAAGAAGAATGGTGCAATATTGCCCTATGCGCTAAAAATACATGTCCCATTTCATGCAGCATAACTGACAATGCCTCTTTCTCTCCCTGGCAAGCTAGTGTGTATATCGAATTGGGAACAGAAATCGTCATAGTATTGGGGTCGAAATGCCCTCTCGTTAAAAAATTCCACTCCTTATCTTCGTAGACGTTGAGCGTGACGGAGAAGTCAATTAACATCTCGAAGGACTTATCAAGACGCTTTCTATTACGCCTATTAATGTTAAAGGCTTGTGCGACTTTCAACGCCATAAATTCAATACTCTTCTGGTCGAGGGGCTGCACTCTATTACCCCTCAACTGGTACGGTTCACTCATCTTTTACCTCTCAGCGCTCTTATCTTTGGTGATTGATTCTAAAAACGCTGCAAACTTCTTAAGCTCTTCTGGTTTAAATGGAGAGCTCGCGAAACCCGCAACTAACATTTGTTGTTGATGTGACAGCCCACTTAATGAAACTGACTCGTTAGATACGTCTGCTAAGTCGCTTAGCTTAGGGATTGGATGCCCTTGTTTGTTGAAAAAGTTGTTAATTTTCTCAACCCACTCCTTTGATATCTTTTTTCTGCCTGTTTCCATACCACTCAGAAAAGCTGCAGACGTGTTAAGTTCGCTGGCCATAGTCTTTAACGTATGCGACGTATCGACCCTAGCTTTACGAACTGCTTTCCCAAACTCTGTGATTGCCATCTTGTCCTCTGATCTTGTCTTTTTGAACCACAACCAATATACACCATGCAGGTTTTAAAATTCAACCAATTTGGTTAAATTATTTTTTGTTTGAGGTTTTTGGGAAGGTTGCCTTCAATACGCGATGACTATTGAAAGTATGATTAATCGTGTTACTTTTGTTCCTTACAAACTGTTACTTCTAAAGGTATATTCATGGATGGGATCCCTTCTACCGCTTTCATTGGAATTGGCGCGATTGTCGCCGCAGTCATTACTGGCACTGTTGCATTACTTAGTGTCGTCATCGCGAAGGATCAAAAAACTTCTGAATTTCGGCAAAACTGGATTGATAGTTTGCGAATAGATGTCGCTGACTATTTAGGTTACTTTATGCAGTTGCAGGCTGTCCGTTTGAACTGCAAAGCTACTGGCCAAAACTTTGAAGACTTCGGTGGTCCAGGACCAGAACTTTATCAAAGATTGCATGCCTTATTTATAAGAATAAATCTTAGGCTAAACCCATCTGAACATTCTAAGCTAGCTTCAAAACTAAAAGAATTAGACCTCATCGCCGAATCAAATAATTCATTGGAGCAAGCTCAAAACGTTATTGATTTACATGCGGAAATCATGGTTCTCACTCACGGTGTTTTAAGCGATGAGTGGAAAAGAGTAAAAAGTGGAGAAAGTTGGTACGTCTTCATCAGATACCTGATCCTTATGGTCACCTTCCTGTTTGCAACTGTTTTTCCAGTCATATACATGAATTATGTTGGCTAATTATTGTGTGAGAAGCTTGGACAAATGAAAAAACTAATAGACTTAGCTCATCAACAACTCGTGCTCTTGTTGAAAAAATTAATCGTTATTGTACCTCTGTTGTTTTGCACCTTAATGTTTTTGTTACCGATCATTTTTTATATTTCGAAATTTGGACTAGGACTTTGGGATGATCATCAATCTTGGGCTGAGCTTGGTTCATTTTTCTCCGGTATATACTCTCCAATTATCGCTTTGATTGCTTTAATTATCCTCGGTGCGCAGTGGAGAGCGCAGCTCAACTATTCTAGATATCAGACTGATGTCGAAACTATAAAAATGTTTAGAGACAATATTGATTTCTACCTCTCAAAACTAGAGGAGGAACTCAAGTTTATACCCAAGAGGGATATAAGCATGTCTGAAAAGCTGAGAAATCTAAATGTACAAATGACAGCTGAGGATCTTAAAACTCAATTTACCATTGACTCGATTAAAAAGCTTAAACAAGAAAACCGCTTGGTGTTTGATCTTTGGCTGTCAATTATTCCAGAGCTAAAAGGGTTGAATGCTATTGACTCACCCATTTTTAGTCACGCGCTAACAGCAAGTAAACTGAGACTGGCAGTTGTTTTATCTCACAAGGTCTGTGTATCGCTTGATATGTGCACATACAGTCTTATGAAAAATGTAAAAAAAGAGGACCTATATTTTTGGGGAAGAGATTTAGATCAAAAAGACTGGACTTAGAAGCTGTTTTAAAACCGTTTTAAAAACGATTTACTGGCGATTTAGTTCACCCTCTAGCGTGATTATCCCAACAAAAGTAAAAATCACGCCACAGGGCGTTACAGAGCGATTTTCTAAAATGACGTAAAAACGTTATCACTGGCTCTGATAACTTCACCGTTATAGCCAGTTTCTTGTAGTTCACCATTAACAAATATTGCGGGAGTGTATCCTCTGACATAACCGCCGTAATCATTGGTAGCTTGATAGTTGAATTTATAACACCAATAACCGTAGTCGTACTTTGGGGTTACGTTATCTGAGAATTCCATATTGCTTGCGTAACACTTGAAGCTCTCTGTGATTACTAGGTTCTTTAACGAGTCGGGATCTTTTAAATACATTCTTATGAAGGGGTCGGCCAACGCAAGAACGTGAGCGTCTGAGGGCTTGGGATCATATTTTAAGTTGTTGGCCATAACAGCAACCTCTTCAGGAGTTGCCATACAACCGGTAAGAAGAACTGCTAACGCAGCGACAGGCATTAACTTAGCCATAATCAATATCCTTATTTAAATTGAGTTTTAAAACGCTTAGTTTTTGGGTTTGTCTTTTATTCCGAAAAACTCAGCCATTGTCATATCCTGTAACTCCGGCAATGCTTCAACACACAGACCAATAAAATCCGCACCAGGATTAGCACGGTTTTTATTAATACGGTTCATGAATGTCTGTACTTCTTTTTGCGAACCTTCGCGTTTGTATACCAAGCGAAACAATGCAGCCCCTTTTCTGTCGCGTTTGATCATCTCACACGCTCTAACCGCATATTTTTTCTGTTCGGTCTTCTTAGGCACTTTATTGTTCACGTATACAAAACTCCAGCTACATTACATTGCACAAAATTAAATATCAAAAATGATATATAAATCATCAACTTTGATTAAATTAATTATCAAAGATGATAATTACACTATAGTTTAATTTCGATGCATGTAAAATATGCGTTGTACGATTTTAATACAGCGCAAAATGTGGTTTAGTAATTAAGCGGTTTAGTGAGAGAAAAGCGTAGTTATCTGCACTCGCTAGATGCGAACAAAAGGATTGATGCAGTAATGGCAAAGTTAGGACTTGAATTCGACGGTAGCGAGCTTAAAAAGCTTCGAACGGATGCGAAACTTACTCAGGAAGAAATGGCTGAATTACTCGGGCTAAGCCGTATCACGATTGTGAAAATAGAAAAAAATAACCCTTCCACAATGAAAGCACTCAGCTGGAAAACGATCACTGAGTGGCAAGCGCTATGTCTAGACCGCGTAGGTGAAGAGCGTAAGCGTTCGTTTAAACAATACTTAAAACGAATACTTCACTTATGATTGTTAAAGCTTACCTTCCTAGATTACTTAAAATAAGCGCATTTTCATTTTGTGCTGCGCTAGGAATATTAAGCTACGACAAGCCTGTTTTTTTCTCTCTCGTTCAAATTGCTACCCTTGTTACGTTAACCATCATCTGCTTTAGAAACATCAATATTACTGGTGTTTGCATAATACTTCTGTTCACTCAGTTCGCCATAGATAGCTTTTTCACACTGATGCAAAACAATCTTGCTTATAAGCTAATTGCTTATGGCATAACAGCTTACGTGCTGTATTACTTATCTGGAGACATCGTACAGCGCATTGTAGTTGCGTTCTTTGTGGCAACTTCATGCGCTGAAGTATATTGGGCCGTCACCAGTTACAACGCACCAAACGTTTTCTTTTACTTCTATAAAGCAGCAATCTACATGCTGTGCCGGTTCTTACTATTCTATCGCGCCCATTTCACAACGCTAAAGCTAAAACGTCGTGCCAAGGTAACTCTGCTTGATAACCATCTGGTTAAGCTTCACGGCCACGTTGCGCTATTACAGTGCGCTATGATCCTCGAATACCTGATACGCCATTTAACACCGCTTCAGCCGCTACTCGTATATTCTATTTATGAGTATGTGATGCATGCATATGCGTTGGTTGTCTTGTGGTATGTTATTAGCGACTGCATCAACGACAAAGCAAGAAGAATACTTCAAGCATAAAGCTTCCCCCTTATACTTTTGTCTACTCCGTCGATAATTAAATTGGATGTTTCATCCAACTTAATTAACTACGGAGAAAGTAAAAATGAAAAAGGTATTTTTAGCTGTATGTATGTTATGTGTGAGTGCGTTTTCCACGCTAACATTTGCTTCCAACGAAGAAGTACTCACCACTGAAGTTATTGAGGCCGTTGAAGTAGAGCAAGCCATTGAACTCGCAACTAACGGTACAAAAACAGATCCCAAAGACAAATCAAAGAGCACTACCTCCAGCAAGTCACTACTACCCAACTCATTTAAAATACTACTGGCAACCAATGGAACAAAGACGCCACCGAAGAAACCACCAACAACTAATACCTCAAGGCCGATTGTGCTTCCTTGGATAATCACCTTACAAAGTGACGACAGCACCTTAAGTCGAGCAGCTTAGTTAACACACACTTTAATACATATAAAACAAAAGCTGGCTTATGCCAGCTTTTTTGTTTTCAATTCTTCTTAATGCAAAAGAATTATAAAAAAATGCAAAATGTAAATTTGAAGATACAGACATTGATTAACTGCGGCACTACGATAACGACTCTTTAGACTAAAGTATGAAGGAATATATATGTTATCTAAGCAAATCATTGTAAAAGCCAACCTAGCTAGGAATATTTTGGAAAATATGCTTTTCAACACTCCTCACGATAAAGAGATAGTTCTTACCGATCAAGATAAGCAAGACTTGACACTAGTATTGCGAAGTTGCGAAGAGCTTGCCGACTTGGGGAAAACGGTTGAAGAAATGGTTCAAGAGACCGTTTCAGCAATACGTTGAATTCTATTTGCTGCTCCTATTAGGAGCAGCGCCTAAATACCAGCAGATGCTATGATTTCAATCACATCTTTCAGATGTTCATCCGTAAAAAGTGCACCCTCTACATCGTCACAATCTTTTTTAATTAGCATTTTGATTAATTGAGCTTTTTGTTTAGCAGCCAAAACAGTATTTGACTCTTCAACTTTAAGTATTAATTCAACAATACGATCTAAGTTATATGACCGCTTACCAGTAACTACGTACTGAATATCGAAATCTAGCTCCGCCAACAGGCTTAATTTGTCTGAAGGAATAGGAGAACCGCCCTCCCAGCGAGTATAGGTTGCCCTACTGACATCGATACTCGCCTGCACATGAGCAGCGCTTAGCCCCAACCTTTTCCGCTCTTTCTGCAAAAAATTACTCATTATTTAGCCCAAAACATATTGACAGCATCAAATATGAGCACTAACCTAAACATATGACTCACTCCTAAGTCTTTTTGCTCACCGACCAAGACGAAACAAAAAGATGAAACACAAAGGTAAATTTACTATGACACCCACTGAAATCAAAGCCGAACTTAACCAAAGAGGCTATTCAATTGCCTTACTTGCCGAAGTTCTCAACAAAACGCCCGTAGCCGTTGGCGCAGTTATCAACAGAAAACTGGTTGCTAAACCAACAGCAGAATCTATATCTAAAGCTATTGGTAAAGACGTAAGTGAAGTTTTCCCCGACGTCCCCAGCTACCACACACCTTGCAGAGCAGCAACTCGCGAGCAAAAAAAAATCGAGCTTCAAAAGCAGCTAAGTGCGTGAGGGTTTTACCAATGAAACAGACTCTCATAACTCTCGCTTGGCCAATTGATGGCGACTTAGGTCGCAGAGCAGTTGGGCGACCAGGTGTTCTATATTTCGAACGCCGCCAGATATTGGCAGTGCCTTCAGACATATTGATTGAACTTCAACGCGTAGCAGCGCCAGAAACACTAAATGAGCACGATTGGGCATTGCATCTAGCTTTGTGTAATGGTCATTACCCGCCTGTAACAACCACAGTACTGAAGACATTGGTGGCAACACCCGAAGCATTGCCCTCGCACCAAAGGTTAGCCACAAGCCATGCAACTGCTCCACATCGTGTGGCAACAGCAACGCCATTAATTCACGCTTTTTATCACTTTGTGCGTGTTGGATTTGTTGAATATTTTCAGCAGTCATTTCGACGCTCTCGATTGATGAAACGTGTTTCTAGCGTAGGAAAATGCGAGACCTGCGTCACTGGTAAAACAACAACAAATAATTACTAGTAAGGGGAACCCCATGTCTCAGAACGACTTATTCGAACAATTAGACCTTGGTTTATTGAACAGCGACAACGCCCCCATTCTGGACGTAGAGGTAGAAGTTATTGCATCCATTAAGTACTGGGAACGTCGAACAGGATTGGGTCGTGAACGCTTTCTAGACCGCATTAACCTGTGCCTTCGCGACACTGACAAAGCGGTGACAAAAAACCAACTCAATAAGTGGTTATCACCTAGCCAAGAGAACACGGTACCAGCTTGGGTAATGCCAGCCATTTGCTGGGCGCTGCAAACGGTAGAACCGTTAGAAACGTTGCTCAAACCTATCGGCTTCAAAACCGCTGGCGTGGCTTCAGAAATACTGCGTCAAAAAGCGCAAGCCGACATTCAAGCGAAAAAGTATTACCAAGAAAGTAAGCAGCTTGATAACGCTATTAGCCAAATGCTTAAAGGTAGAGGTTAAGTGAATGAGTAAAAAAGCACTAACCACTCAACCTAATGCCATTGTAAGTCAGCTTGTTGCGCGCATTGGCGAGGAAGATTTAACACTGCCTTCTGACGCTAATGAGCTGTGGAGCCTAGTTGAAAACAGCGAAGCGTATGCGTGTTTGTATCAGATTAAAGCAGGGTTAGCGTATAAAGCGCTAAAAGCACAACTGCCACATGGTGAGTTTGAAAAAGAATTGAAGCAAAGAGGTCTTGCTCTTCGAAATGCGCAAAACAAAATCGCAGTTGCAGAGCTGGTACTAAATTGCCCAGCGCTAAAAACGCAGACGTCTGCGTTTTTAAAAGATGGAAAGTCAAATCGGCAGACGTCTGCCGAATTAGAAAGTGAACAAACTATCAATCTGGAATCGTTTAATTTCAGTCAGTTAAACGAGCTAACGCGTCTTCCTGAAGAAAAAATTCAGAATATTCAGCCTAAAGAGCTTGAAGAACTGAGCAAGTTACCGGTGCGCGCACTCAAAGCCACCGTTAAACAAATCAACTTTGATTTCGACCAACAGCATAAGCTTGAAGCAGAAAACGCAAACTTGAAGAAAACCACTACAGAGCTAAATAACCAGTTAGCCGAGGCCATTAATGAACTTGGCCACGAGAAGTTGAAAAAGGCTCCCGAGGCGCTGTTTGGTTTACCGCCACTGGTTGCCCACATTAAGCAAGAAGCTCCTCAAGTTAGCCAACAGTTGCACGAGTACAGTTTGCAGGTTGTTAATTTGGTAGAGCGAGTGATTGTGCCTGGGCTTGACCAAGAACAAGCAGAAATGGCTGCCGCCGCTATTTATCACTGGGTGACTGCGCCAATGATGCAGCTATCTACCGCGCTTAACCGTTTAAAAGATCACTTTGGCGAAGCCGTGATACACGAAGACGCTCCACTACCCAGCTATGGCGAGAACGAGTGGCTGGAAGCCGAGCAGCGTAGACAAGCAATTGTGTCGTTTCATCAAGGCGCGAAAAAACAGCGCAAGGGGCGCAAGTAATGCACCCTGCTGTGTACCAATATAACCAGCTGGTTTCCGAAGGGCTAATTACCCAAGACCCATGGGAGCAAGCTACCGGTAAAGCCAAAGCTACTGCAAATTATCGCTTACTGATTGTAGAGCACGTGCGTGTAAAACAAGCGCATTTAAACATGCAAAATGCCATTAAAGAGGTTTTACAGCTTTGTGAAAGCGGTGCTGCCTCAGACGGATTAACGGCGGCTTACAATACGTTGAATAACCCAAAAGCAGGCAGTATTCGGCTATGGGTAAAGGCGTTTGAAGAAAGCGGTAAAAGTGGATTACTTCCTAAGTATTCTGGCACCAACCGCACACAATACGGCTGGGAGGTACGCGTACTAGAGCTGTACCACAGACCGCAAAAACCAAGCATAAGCAAAGTTGCGCGTGACTTGCGTGAAATGTATGGCTTTAGAAACGCACAAGACCACAACGTTCGTTACTTTTTCAATACTCTGCCAGCAGATTTGCAAAGTAAGTCCCCCTGGCGTATGGGGCGCAAACAATACAATGATGCACTGCGTGAGCATGTATCACGCACTACCGAAAATTTACCCGTAGGTGTTTTGTTTCAGGGCGATGGCCACACCGTCGACCAATACATTAAACACCCTCGCACCGGCAAAATTTGGCGACCAGAGCTTACCGTGTTCATGGATGTTCGAAGCCGATTTATTCCAGGCTGGTACCTAAGTGTAGCTGAGAGCAGCGTAAGCACCATGGCGGCATTAAGTCATGGTATGGGGACACACAATCATGTGCCAGCACTGGTACATGTTGATAACGGCTCCGGTTTTAAATCAAAAATAATGAATGCCGAAACAACGGGCTTTTACGCCTCGTTTGGAATAGAGCCCATCTTTGCGTTACCAGGTAATGCAAAAGCCAAAAATGTCGAGCGTTTCTTTAGAACAATGGAAGACGACTTTGGCAAAGACTTTGATACGTACTGCGGCTATGACATGAGTCCAGATGCATCCCGAGTTTTCTCCAGTGCAGACAAAGCGCAGAAAGCAGAGGCAGCAGGTAAAATACATATTCCTACCGTTGAGGAATGGGTAGAAGCGTTTACCGAATGGCTAGAACGCTACCACAACAGACCACACCCCGAATTTCCCAACACTACGCCAGCGCTACTATGGGCAGAGCTAGAACGTACTCCAGTAGTTGATCACAACTTACTGGTAAAACCGCGTGAAAAAGTAAAAGTCAGTCGCTCGTTAGTCACATTGCACAAGCGCAAATACACATGCGATTACATCTACCAGCTTGAAGGCAAAGAACTGATCGCAGAGTACGACTTACACGACGATTCAACGATACGACTGTTTGATTTAGATGGTCGCTGGTTAACTACGGCGCAGCTGAAATCGAAGAAAGACTACATCAATGTGTCTCGCATTAAAGACGCAGAACGCAAGCGTCTACTTGCTCAAGAAAAGCGCTTTCACAACAAAATGGAAGAAAAGCGCGCGCAAGCTGGCGAGCACACGCCTTTGCATGTTGAGCAAGCCGACCAACTCGACTCACTTGAACAAAGCATTCAAGAGCTAGTTGAAGACCAACAACCCATAAACGACGAATTTAATTTAGACAGTGCGATGGAAAGCCTGCTGAAAAGCGCTGCGCCTGTTGAACAGCCAACCGACGATTTTGAACCTTTAGACCTATACGGAGAAACCCATGGCCGCTAAAAAAATAGAAATACCTGCGTCTTTCAACAGTAATTACAGCGAGAAAGATATCGCTGATGTTACAAGCATCATCAAATGGATGAACGAGAGCCTTCAACGTTCAAACCGCTGGCTATCACGTTGCTGCGGCGTGAGTGACGCGTATATTTCAACGCTACTTACCGGTAAACACAACGGTAAACCAGAAGACCTAATCGCCAAAATACTTCCCATCATGGAAGACAGTGAAACCCAAAGACAACCTGGTGAATTTGTAGAAACCACTACGTGGAACATTGTTAATTACGCTTGCAAGATGGCACGAGCGGAAGGCGGCTTTGCGATTATCGCGGGTTCACCAGGCGTAGGTAAAACCGAAAGCCTCGAAGAATATACAAGACGTGTTCCTAGCACGATTTACATGCGCGGCAGTGAGGTAACTAACAGCACTACTGTTATCGACAAGTTAGTAAAAGCACTCGACATACGCATTGGTGGCCAGTACCGCAAAAGCGCCAAAGTAGATGCCATTGTCGAAAAGCTAAAAAACTCCAAGCGCCTAATCATTTTAGACGAAACCGACAAGTGCCATGTAGACACGCCCGACCCACTTCGCACCATTTCTGACGACACCGGTTGCGGCGTTATTTTGGCGGGTAACACAAACCTTCGCAACATGGTAGCGATGGGCGATAACCGCTACGACTTGATTGAAAGCCGTGTTGTGTTTTGGCCGGAAATCATCAACAGGATATCTCCTGAAGACGTTAAAAACCTGATGAAGCCTTACATATCCGAGGACATGATTTCGAAGTACGACACCTTTGACGAGGTAGTTAAGTATGCCGGTGAATTGGTGAAAGGCAGTGCCAGAAAGCTCGTTAAAAGTCTGTTAAAGAACCTTTTAATGCTTCATGAGAGCAGTAAGAAAGACCCAAATTACCAAGGCATAAGCCGAGAAATGATGGCCAAAGTGGCCAAGTCATTCATGGGGGTTGCACACCCGCCTGCAATATCAAGAAAGAACAGTTCGGTTTAACACATTTACACACTAAGAAAAGCAATAGCACTTTTTTCGCTTTACCAACTAACCCGTAGAGGAACAACTAAATGAGCGAGATCCAAATACCTGAAGGCTACACCATGCGCGCTAATGGCGACTTGGTAAAGCTAGATAACCTAACCGCGCTAGAACGTGAAGAAGACGCACTGGTAAAAGCTTTGATGCCCGAAGCACAGCGCTTACACCGTGAGCTGGCTGAGTTCAAATATAAAGTTATGCACTGGGTAGAAGAAACGATTTCACGGTGTATTAGAGAGCACGGTATTAAACGCTTTGAAAAAATCAAAGGCAATGTGGCGTTTACCACTGTTGATGGCAACTACCGCGTAGAACGTGCTATCAGCGACAAGATAGAAGCCAATTCTTCTATTGAGGCGGCACGTCAACTGTTCGAGCAATATGCCCTAGTGTTGGAAAAACAAAGCGGTGAAGATGCTAAGGAGTTTATTCACTCTTCATTTCGCTTGAACAAAGACCAGTACGTTACCAGTCGCCTGGTTAACCTACTTAACAAAAATCTAAATCACCCACTGTACAAACAAGCCAAGACAGCATTGCAAGAGGCACTGTTTGTGAGTTCATCAAAAGCCTACGTGCGCTTTTACATTCGCAACACCAAAGACGACAGCTGGACAGCCATGCCGCTGCAATTTAGCAGTATAGCAATGGCAGAGCCAAGCTCAGAGAAATCCGCTAATGAAGAAGACGAGTAATCGCCTTCGGCAACAGCGACACCTTTGGCGCTTTTACCAGCGCCATGTACCAACGGGCCAAAGCCCACAACAAAAGAGAAACAACAATGAATAAATCACAATTAATCGACCAAATTGCTGGCGCAGCAGAACTTTCAAAAGCAGATGCTACACGTGCCTTAGACGCTATAACCAGCACGATCACTTCTGAATTGGCCAATGGAGGCAAGGTCGAAATAGTCGGCTTCGGTAAGTTTGAAGCCAAACAGCGCGCTGCTCGAACAGGGCGCAATCCTGCAACCGGTGAACCATTAGAAATTGCCGCTAGTGTTCAACCTTCCTTCAAGGCAGGTAAAGCACTAAAAGACGCCTGCAACCAATAACACTGACAAAGGGCGGTGTATTCCGCCCTTCTGGAGACTTCATATGTCAGACAAAATTTTAATACGTATTAAAAAGTTGCTAGCAATGGCAAAGAGTGGGAACCCTCATGAAGCTGCCAATGCATTGAGTCGTGCGCAAAAGCTTATGCAACAACACGGTATAGACGAGACAGCTATTGCGTTAAGCGAAGTTGAAAAAAGTGAATCTTTATTGCTCGGTGCCAGTAAGCCTCAGTTTTATGAGGCCATGCTTGCCAACCTCATAAAACGAGCATTTGCTGTCGAGCCAGTGGTGAATTACGCACTCGATAAAAACTTCAATTTAAAGAGTCAATTTTGGTTCTGTGGTATCTCGCCCAGCAATGAGTTGGCTGCATATTGCTTTGATGTTCTGTATCGCCAACTTAAGCGCGCTCGCGCTGATTTCACCAAAACGCTGAACAATAACTGTAAGCGCTCGACCAAAACTAGCCGAGCCAATGCCTTCTGTGTTGGTTGGATTAACACTGTTAGTAAGCAAGTTAGTGAACTTAGTTTAGCTGAACCACAGAAACAACTTGTTCATAGCTTTATCAGCAAGTCGTTGGGTAGCACCGAAACAAAGAGTGTTGAACAAAACCGCTCGGGTAAAGAACGCTATGCCGACTACGAACGCGGCGCTATTGCGGCAGATGGTGTTGTTCTAAACCCTGGTGTTAACGGCACATCCCAACCAGCACTTAACCAAGCGCTGTAGGAGTTAAAAGTGAAAACACATTTATTTTCAGCCTTCGGGACAAGCTACAAAAAAGCCGTTGGCGTGGTGTTATCAAGAGTCGTCTTTTTTGAGCCATGTTCAAGCCTCGGTAGAACAGGTACCGAGCTGCATATGGATGACGGCTCAGAAGTAATGGTGAATGAAACTGTTGATCAAGTGCAGCAAGTACTAAATGCGCAGGAGGTGTCAAATGAACCTGTTTCGCAAGCCTGATTTGGTGATTGGCAATGACTACCTATGCCGTTGGTATGTGATACCACGCAATCCGTGGTTCAACATCTACTTGCATAAGTTTACCGGTAGCGACATCGATACAGCGCTACACGATCACCCATGGTGGAGCTGCTCATTCTTGCTTAAAGGCGAAGCAGTAGAACACACCCAGGATGGCTCACATATGTTGCCTCGCTTCATACCAGTGCTGCGCAGTGCACGGTTCGCCCATCGAATAGAGCTTGTGAAAGGGCCGGTATGGACGCTGTTTGTAACAGGGCCACGCGTTCGAGAATGGGGTTTTTATTGCCCAAAAGGCTGGAAACACTGGACGAAATTCACCAATCAAACCGGCGATAAAGTTGGTGCTGGATGCGGAGAAGACTAAATGGGGTTAAACGTACTAGGCCACAACATAACTCAGCCGACGTTGAACTACTTTTTGCAAAACAAAAGGTCGAACAACAGGAAGCGGCTAGTTGAAGTCACTGGATGTTCTGAGGAAGTCGTTAATGAGGTGATTAGACTGATTGACGAGGAAGATCTGCGGGTAGTTCCTGAATTACATCAATTTATTTATGGCGGTAAAAAACAGCAAAAAAGAGAGGCTACTATGTCACAAAATTCATCCACTAAAGATTCAGTACTCAAAGTATTGGCTGGAGCCAGTACACAAATGCTACCTGGCACTGTGGTAAAGCAAACAAAAAAGCCTGACCCAGACGTTAAAAGCATTTTAAAAGCGCTAAAACGAGACGGGCTAGCGCTATACAAAAGCTGTGGACACTACACCATTTCTGAAAAAGGCATAAGCCTAGCAAAAAGCAAAGGCTTTGAAGTGCACTCTTCAACGTCTGCGCGCATCGACAACTTTCTAAAGTCACAAATAGAAAAAGGGGAACCGCTTACACCAAAGGTAGCCAAAGTGAAGCCTTCCGCTATTGCACAACAGCCTAGCGAAGACAGCGATACTCCTATGGACGAACTGTTTGGAACCATTGAGCTTTCATTGCGCGGTTCAAAGCTACTGTTTCAACTAGTCCAAAGCTTGAATGAAGGGCATTTGGTTAACGCAGGTTTTTCGCCAAAAGATATTGAGGATTTCAGCGGCGTTTACCACACCATCAAATACCAGGCACAGGGGGCTTTATGAACGAGCGAATGAATCAGCTAGTTGATGAAAACCAGTTGTTGAAAAAGCAAATACAAGGCTTGGAGGAGTCTTTAGATAAAGCTGATGACCTACTGAGTAAAATCTACGAATCTGGAGTTCATTTACAAGAACTAGAAGCAGAAGTTCATCACTATTTGGTGCTTGGGTGAATGGCTATGCATGATCCACTACGCCGCCAAATCAAAGCCGCTCAAACCGCTATAAACATGAGCCAAGAGGACTACAAAGCCATGTTGATGCGCGTTACCGGTAAACACAGCAGTACTGACCTTAGTCGCAACCAGATATACGCAGTGCTTGATGAATTCAAACGCCTTGGCTGGAAGCCAAACGCCAAAAACGGGAGGTTGATCAAAACTATTCAGTTTTTGTGGATGCGATTGGGCGAGGAGAATTGTTTAGAAACGCCAACCAAAAAAGCCATGGAAGCCTTTTGCAATAAGTATGTGGAAACTCGAACGTTTTACAGCGCTCCCAGGGGGCAACTTCAACACTTAGTTGAGGTGCTCAAAAAATGGTGTGAGCGCGAGAACATTTCAACGGGAAGCATAAAATGACTCTCTCTATTGACCACTTTAGTAATTCAGGAAAAATCATTGCTCGCGCGGTAGGCCCAGCTGCGGCATATAAACTGCTGGAGCAATTTGGTGGTCAAAGTTTTTATATTAGCCGTAACCCCACAGCTAAACATGTTGCCAGTAAAAAACTTGGGCTTGCAGTACACCAAGCCCTTGCAGACCTTTGGCCAGATCAAGAATTTGAATTACCCCTAAAAACGTTTGTTGATAAACGCGTTCGTAACGATGCTATTCGTGCCGATGCGACCCGTTTATCAATGCGCGAACTCGTAGCAAAATACACGTTATCACGTGGCCAAATTCAAGAAATAATTCGTGGCCATCAAATGTCAGATAACACTCACCTAGAAATTCAACAGTTGAAATTGTTCGAATTTTAGTTAAGCATATAACCCGCATTCCTTCTCTACATTCGCCCGAGTAAAGCTTCGGGTAATCCACCTAATAACAATGCTGCATGCTGTGGGCTATGAGACCTACAGCGCTAATCGACCTCGCGGTAAGAATAGTCCGCACTAAAGACAGATTTCGTCGCACTGAATTGTTCAATTCATGCCCGAGCCATCTGCAAGATCTCTTACGCTCAAATATCACCATTATTGTTGAACAATTCAAAGCAAAACAGCGCGCTAAACAGAATCGCCGTAGTGAGAACTCATACAGCTACAAGTTCCAACCTTTACCCGCGGAAACCAGAAAAATTACCACGGCACTGAATGCCAAATTAGGTAACGCCAGATGCGCTGAAATTCGAGAGCGATTAAGGGGGAACAATGCATCCGCTAGGTAAAACATCGTCACATCGTTTAAGCAGCTGTCACAGCGACTGGAAGGTCATTTGTGAAGCATTGTGTAACTGGGTTAACTATTCCGTTTTTTGTGGCCACAGAGGCGAGCTGGCGCAGAATCAAGCGTTTTTCAACGGCACCAGTGAGCTTGAATGGCCCAACTCAAAACACAACAGTTTACCTAGCCTAGCAATTGACATGGGGCCGTACTTCAGCGAACTGAAAAATACCGACTGGGAGGATGCGAACGCATTCGCAATGTTCGCTGGCATGGTGCTTCTGGTAGCTAAACAGCTTTATGTACAAGGCAAAATTTCACACCAGGTCATTTGGGGCGGTGATTGGGACTCCGATGGCCGTACGTCTGACCATAAGTTCCGTGATTTCCCTCACTTTGAACTTACAAAGGAGAACGTATGGAACCTGTAAGCATTGCTCTGGCGTTAGCAAAACTAGCCGGTGTTGACGAGTGGCTGAAGGACAAAGTTGGCGGTGTAGTGTCTAGCAAGGTCGCAACTAGGGTAATTGATATAGCCCAGCAAGTTGCTGGTGTTACTTCACCGGATGAAGCCCTTGAAAAAATTGGTGAAAACGCACGTTTGGCTAGTGAACTCAAAATCCAGCTGATGAACAACGAGCAAGAACTGCGGCTAGCGGCTTATCAAGACCGTAAAGACGCTCGAGCAACCTACCGCGTGCATCCTCAGCAAGCCGATAAACTGGCATCGTTCATCTTCAAATTTAACCTGCCCTGCATTATTGCACTGGTGATTATCAACTGCGTGGTCTTGCACTTTTTTCGCGACAATGCGGGTTTGTTGGCGAGCATTTGTAATGTTGTTGGTATGGCAATTAAGTCGCTGTTTGACGAGAGAAAAGAAGTAACAGGTTTTTACTACGGCGGCTCAATGGACGCCAGCGAGAAAAGGCATAGTGATGGATGATCAAACCAAAAAAGAGCTGTTTATCCAGCTCGGTGAAATGAATGCCAAGCTAGATGGCTTGAAAGAAGACAACACGACTCAATGGAACAAAATGGACGCTATGGATACTCGATTGCGTAAGCAAGAGGTACGTGCAGCCGGAATTGCAGCAAGCGTATCCGCTTTTTTTGCAATGGGTATCGACGCGATTAAAAAAGGACTTGGTGCATAAATGGCGCATTCATCCCAAAAGCAACTTGATGTGCGTAGCAGCTACGTCAACGAGCAGCTTGATTTAAAAGCGGCAGCGGCTTTTCATGGGGTGAGCTATGGCACTGCACGCAATTGGAAAAAGAGAGCGCTAGACGAGGGCGATAACTGGGATACGGCACGTACCGCTTTATTATTAACAAATAGTGGCAATAAAGAGTTCATTAACCAAGTAATTCAACGCTTCTATATTCAAAGCGAGCGTATTTTTGAATCTATTGAAAATACTACAAATCTAGACCCAAATCAGATGGTTGAGCTGATGGCAAAATGGGCGGATTCAGTCTCAAAGATATCTAAACACTTAGGGACGAACAATGACTTCAACCGCATCGGTTTTGCTTTGGAGCTTTTGCAACTACTGAGCACCTTTATTCGCGAGCAATACCCTCAACACGCGCAAGCCTTCCTAGAAATACTGGAGCCATTTGGCCGTGAGGTCACGAAAACCTATGGCTAAAACCAGTGTTAATCAGTTTTTAAAAGAACTTAACCAGCTAGGGGATGAGATTCGACTTCAGATTGAAAACGAGGTTGAAGGCTTTTCTGCTGACGAAAAGGCTAGGCAAGAACGCATTGATAAAACCCATGATCCTATTGATGGTTTTCGTTTCTTTTGTAAGACGTATTTCCCGCATTACATCGATAAAACAGAGTCGGTATTGCATAAGTACCTCTATAGTCGACTACCTGAAATTTCCGCTTCTAAGAAGCGTGTAAGAGAAGCAATCATTGCGCCACGGGGAGAGGCAAAATCAACTATCGCCACTCAGCTTCATACTATTTGGGAGATTATTACAGGAAAAACTCATTTTACCGTGATAATTATGGATGCTTTCGAGTCTCAAGCTGCCCCAATGCTGGAAGCTATACAAGCCGAGCTAGATTCAAACCCCAGATTGATACAAGACTATCCTGACATTGCTGGTAGAGGCCCCATATGGCGAGTAGGAACAATCGTTACCCGCAACGCTATAAAAGTACAAGCATTTGGTGCTGGACAAAAAGTACGTGGTATTCGTCACGGTGCTCATAGACCTGATCGCATAAAGCTTGATGATATAGAAAACGACGAAAACGTTAAAAGCCCAGAGCAGCGCGATAAGATTTTTAAATGGCTTAAAAAAGCAGTTTTAAAGTTGGGGCCACCCGATGGCTCAATGAAAGTTTTCTATATTGGAACGCTTCTCCATTATGATTCTGTTCTTGCTCGCACTATTAAGTTACCGACGTGGCTACACAAAAAATTCAAGTCAATTATTCGTATGCCAGACAACATGGATTTATGGGAAGAATGGGAAGAAATATTCCGTAATGAAGGTGAAGAAGTAGCAGACGAATTTTATTACTCACGAAAGAAGAAAATGGACAAAGGCTCCATTGTGAGTTGGCCTGAAACACGTCCGCTTTTGTTCTTGATGCAGGAGCGTGCTGAGGATCACCATTCATTTGATTGCGAATACCAAAACGACCCCACCAATGAAGAAGAGGCCACTTTTACTGGCATTAAGTTTTGGGTGCATATGGAAGGCCGTTGGGTGTACTACGGTGCATGCGATCCCTCTTTAGGCAAAAAGAATCGAAAGCGTGACCCGAGTGCGATTTTGGTCGGCGGCTACGACAGGCAGAAAGGCAAACTACACGTTGTAGAAGCGAGTATTAAACGCCGCGTGCCCAATCTCATCATAGACAACGTTATCGATTTTCAGCGTGAATACAACTGTTTGGTGTGGGGAATAGAAGCAGTACAGTTTCAAGAGTTCATGCGCACACGCTTAATGGAGCGCGGCAAAGAACGGCGTATACCGGTTCCTACACGGGCAATAATACCTAATACCGATAAAGACCTGCGCATTGAAAGCTTAGAGCCCTACATATCAAATGCAGAAATCCTTTTGCACCATTCTCAAACCGTACTCTACGACCAGTTACGTCACTGGCCAGAAGCAGACCATGACGACGGCCCCGACTGCTTGCATATGCTTTGGATGTTAGCAGCAAGCGGTGCAGGCGGTGTTCCTAAAGTCGCTTCAGCAGGTCGAAGGGGAGCTACAAAATTTGGAGGTTTCGGTTATGGCGGATAAAGTCATCAATAAACATGCCGCATTAACAGATTCTAGCGTTATTGAAAACCTGCTGGATCATCAATTACTCGACTTACTCAACGAGCTACCCGACCCAGACGTAATATTGCGTAAAGCCGGTATTGATTACGATGTGTATAACGAAATTATGGCTGACCCTCATGTCATTGGCGAGGTGCGCAGTATTCGCTCTGGACTGTTAGGGCTTAAATCAGAGATTAAAGCTGGCGACGACTCAGATAGTGCGCTGAAAGCCAAAGAACTCTGTGAATCAATATTTAAATCACCACCGCATGCATCTATGCGCTGGCCTGATTTAACCTGGTCTATTGGTAAGTGTGTATTGGTAGGACGTAGGGTTCATCATGTTAAATGGAAGGTAGAAAGCAATCAGCTACTACCTGAAACGCTTTTTGATATTAGTCACCATTCGTTTGCCTTCAATCACGATGGCGGTCTGTTGATACGCACTATGCAAAACCCCGCAGGCGAAACACCAGAAGACATGCGCTGGCTGGTTACAAGGCACACAGGGGAT